TTAGTCGTTTTTTACTTGTCCACCAGCAAACATATACGGATTCACAGACTGTCCGTCATGCTGGTAATCTTCTGGTTGTGGCTGCACTAACTGATTTAACAGCCAGTCATGCGCACTTTCGCCACGTTCTGGAACTGAGTTCAAGTAAAACGAATTAAAAGAAAGTGCTTTTTTATTTCCATCTTTCGCTTTTTTAGATACATAGCTCGCTGTAGTCGAAGTCACGGAGCTGTTGTTGTAGTCAACGGTAAATGACACTAGCTCGTGATAGCTTGCGTTTGCGCCAGTTTGTGAATCTTCAATTGTTTTTTCGATGTATTTCATTGTGTTTTCCTTTTAGTAAAAATAAAGCCCTAGAAATAGGGCTTGAATTATGAGAAAGAGATTGTGCCAGTATCTGATAGGGCGTAGCTTATAATGAGTAAGTTTTTGTCCGGATCGACTGGTGTGACATACTCATTGTCCTGTAAGAACGTACCAACTCTTTCATATTTTTTAGTAAAAGCTTGATTTGCTTTTAATACAAAAGATAGTTCGTCGCCTATTTTTACATATCGATCGACGGGATATGGATCAATTCTGATCGTCGCCGCGTAAATTGGAACGTAAACAGTACCATATCGAGCTCTTTCATCATCATGTTGGTTAACGTAATATACGTATCTAACACTACGTGTCCCTGTCTTAGTCATTGTTGCAACGATTTGCTCAATAACACCACCGCCAATCAGTTTCGTTACTTCCAGCTCACCTTTAAATCGACCAGTCGCACCGTCTAATCTGCCACTGAATACGCCATTTTTGGCTGTTAAATTCCCAGTGCTATCAACAGTAAAGTTTCCATTTCCGATGTCGATACTTCCGCCAGTAAACGAACCGCCATTAATATTTGGCGCTGTGATTGTGCTATTCGCTTGAATCTTGTTACCAGTGATTGAATCATCAACGATTAAATCGCCAGCCAAAGCAACTTGTGAACGTCCGTTGTGTGTTGAAATGACAAATGGAGTTTTTAATGCGTTACTGTTCGGATCTGCGATAGCGAACTTATTAGCAAAAATGATAACTTGTGATTCAGCAGTTTGACCGTCCGCACCAAGTGCGATGCCGGCAATCGCTTTACGACCGCCAGCGACAGTTTCAGTTTTCAACGTGTACATTGATTGCACTTTGCCGTCAAGACTAGAGATTGCTTGACTTGACGATGTTATCAATGCTTTTGCGCCAACGATTTCCGCTTTGACTGTGCTAACTTCTTGAGAGAATGCTTTCTCTTTCTCAGCCGTCGTATTTTTAAGCGAAGAGATGCTCGCATTTACTTCTGAAAGAGTGCTGTCAACATCTTCGGGGGCTGGCGTCCAGTCCGTTACGATGTTGCCGAGTTCAAGTTTAGGTTTCTTAATATTGAAAACTGTACCATCTTTTTCATACGTTACAATCTCAACACTTAATCGCGTTTGACCTTCCGATTTTTGATAGTCAAAGACTACTGAGTAACGCTTGTAGTCGCGTGAATCGACTGTTACATAAGCCGATATGTCAGAATAAGTACTGCCGGTATATCGTCTTAATCTAAGATTAAGCTTGCCACTTTTGTTCGATAAAGCGTCAAACGAAAGCACGACTTTACCGTCCTTGACTTCCACCTGATCTTCAATGAGCACTTGACTTAGTGCGACCAATCGACCGTTGGCAGTCAGTATCGCAATGCCGTGATCCGTATCAAGCGTTACACCGCTATTTTTTCCCCAGTTTTTATTGAGCTTTTCACTATGTTTCAGTAAGTTTCTGCCACCAATCTGCAACTGATTAAACTTAGCTTCAAGCGTTTCACTCTTGACTGCAAGCGACTTGTTTTCATTGCTAACCGTCTGCTCAAGTGCTGTGATTTTGGATGTTAAATCTAACTTAGTTGCATTGACTTCATCAGTCCATTCTGACTTTAACTCTTTTCTCGCAAGTGACGCCACTTCATCTTTGCTAGCTTTCGTTTCTTTTAAGTCAGAAATGCCACTAGTATTTTGCGCCACTTTAGAATCGAGCGTTTCTAGTTTTGTAGAGAAAGATTTGTCTTTTTCGCTAGCCGTTTTTTGAATTAGCTGTATTTCACTTTCGCTCAATCCAACTCTAGCAGTTAGACTGTCTAGCTTGTCAGCAGTAGATTTATTCACAGTCGCTTGTGATTGCTTGTGTTGAATAATATCCGCGCTTACTTCCGAGATAGCCACGTCAACATCTTCGGGGGCTGGCGTCCAGTCCGTTGCGATGTTGCCGAGTTCAAGTTTAGGTTTCTTAATATTGAAAACTGTACCATCTTTTTCATACGTTACAATCTCAACACTTAATCGCGTTTGACCTTCCGATTTTTGATAGTCAAAGACTACTGAGTAACGCTTGTAGTCGCGTGAATCGACTGTTACATAAGCCGATATGTCAGAATAAGTACTGCCGGTATATCGTCTTAATCTAAGATTAAGCTTGCCACTTTTGTTCGATAAAGCGTCAAACGAAAGCACGACTTTACCGTCCTTGACTTCCACCTGATCTTCAATGAGCACTTGACTTAGTGCGACCAATCGACCGTTGGCAGTCAGTGTCGCAATGCCGTGATCCGTATCAAGCGTTACACCGCTATTTTTTCCCCAGTTTTTATTGAGCTTTTCACTATGTTTCAGTAAGTTTCTGCCACCAATCTGCAACTGATTAAACTTAGCTTCAAGCGTTTCACTCTTGACTGCAAGCGACTTGTTTTCATTGCTAACCGTCTGCTCAAGTGCTGTGATTTTGGATGTTAAATCTAACTTAGTTGCATTGACTTCATCAGTCCATTCTGACTTTAACTCTTTTCTCGCAAGTGACGCCACTTCATCTTTGCTAGCTTTCGTTTCTTTTAAGTCAGAAATGCCACTAGTATTTTGCGCCACTTTAGAATCGAGCGTTTCTAGTTTTGTAGAGAAAGATTTGTCTTTTTCGCTAGCCGTTTTTTGAATTAGCTGTATTTCACTTTCGCTCAATCCAACTCTAGCAGTTAGACTGTCTAGCTTGTCAGCAGTAGATTTATTCACAGTCGCTTGTGATTGCTTGTGTTGAATAATATCCGCGCTTACTTCCGAGATAGCCACGTCAACATCTTCGGGGGCTGGCGTCCAGTCCGTTGCGATGTTGCCGAGTTCAAGTTTAGGTTTCTTAATATTGAAAACTGTACCATCTTTTTCATACGTTACAATCTCAACACTTAATCGCGTTTGACCTTCCGATTTTTGATAGTCAAAGACTACTGAGTAACGCTTGTAGTCGCGTGAATCGACTGTTACATAAGCCGATATGTCAGAATAAGTACTGCCGGTATATCGTCTTAATCTAAGATTAAGCTTGCCACTTTTGTTCGATAAAGCGTCAAACGAAAGCACGACTTTACCGTCCTTGACTTCCACCTGATCTTCAATGAGCACTTGACTTAGTGCGACCAATCGACCGTTGGCAGTCAGTATCGCAATGCCGTGATCCGTATCAAGCGTTACACCGCCATTTTTTCCCCAGTTTTTATTGAGCTTTTCACTATGTTTCAGTAAGTTTCTACCACCGATTTCTAGCTGATTAAACTTAGAATGAACGGTTGAGATTTGTAGTGCATGATCTTGCGTTGTTTTCTCTAGATTAGAGATTGCACTTGCGTTTTTCTCATACTCTTTTCTAACGCTAGCTTTAATGCTTTCGCCTTCTTGCTTGATTTGTTCAGCGCGTGTTGTTGCTTCACTATCAATGCGTGAGAGTGCCATTTTTGCTGAATCGGTAGCTTCACTTGCTGTTGCTTGGATCTGCGTGATTTCTTGTGCTAAATCTTTCGCAAGAGTGCTTTTTGTTACTTGTCCTTGAATGTACTCAACAAGCTTTTTGCCTGATTTCTCAGACGTGCCGACGACTGATTTTGTAAATTCCCCAGCATTGCCATTTGCTGTGTCAATCATTCGCACCCAAAAATAGTGTTTTTCATTGACGCCTAGACCGCTGAACAAATACTCGCTCGTAGGGTAAGAAAGAGACACAAGCTTTCTCGCGTTCTCGAATTGATTGTCAGTACTCGTCCATATTTCAATCGCTGAGTTAGGATTAGCAAAAACAGGATTTTTCCACTGCAACAATATGCCAAACACTTTCGATACTGTCGTCAACTCACTCACAGCAAAGCTGATATTGAATGACTTTGTAACCGCATCTGATGTCTGACCTTGTTCGTTCTTCGCACGGATCTCCGCAACATATTCGCCATCAGGTAAACCGATGAACTTGTGATTAGGTGTTGTTAAATCGTCATAAATCTTATAAAAATTACCATCTTTAGATAATTTAATCTGATATTTGACCATTGCGCTGTGCTTGACGACATAGTCAAAACTTAGTGCAACACCGTCACCATTAGCCTGCACGTTAACGTGACTAACTTTATCAAGTCCGGCAGTAGAAAGCGTGGTTTCACGCGGTTCAAACACAGCACCGTTATCCACGATAGCCTCTTTTTGTGGCTCATGTTGAAGTGCGACAATTGTGTATTGACCCTGTTCTTCTTCATTGATCGTCAACGCTCTAAATAACTGCACGTTGATTTCTTGCGTAGTCAAAGACCACACACCAAGCTCAGCTAGTCCTACTGGCTCAGATTCAAGCATAACCTCTTTGCCGTTTTTACTGACAATACGAATATCTTTGTGTTTCGCTTCACTATTGATATAAGTAAAATAGCTGTTTTCAGATATTTCGATTTCACGATCAAGTGTGACTTTATTACCATTAATATCAAGAACACGACCACCGATGTTAGTATCAGCATAATCACAGTCTGCAACACGAATAATATCGCCCGGGATGTGCATCAGCCCCTCGGCACCAACCGCAAACGTTACTGTTTTTGTTTCTAACCGCTCTGTTTCAAGTATCCATTTCCCCGTTCTAAACGCTTGTCCACGCGACGTGCAAGCAAATGCCGTCACTTTTTTAACGTTTAAGCCGTGACGACGAATTAAATCATCATCAGAAACAACCTCGATCTTTCGTTCATAGCTATCATCCGCGTCGATATACTCGATGTGAATTTCATTATGTCGCGCTTTCTGTGCTGAATATTGATAAGAGAACTCCCCGCTAATTACATTAGCATTTGTGTACGTCCACACAGGATCTGCCGGTCTGTCCATCACGACAGTGAACTCACGACCATTCCAAACAGGCATCGCGCGGAAGATTGAACAGATATCATTAATCACATCGTATGCTTTGCGCTGATCTGTTAACCACGCATTGCAAGTAAATCTTGGCTCTTGTCCACCAAAACCATCTGGCACCATTTGATCGCAGTATTGCGCAGCTTGATATAACGCCCACTTATCAACGTTGAATTCACCTAAACGCCAGCCAAGACCATAGCGTTTATTTGTCATCAAGTCGTATAAAATCCAAGCCGGGTTATTGGTCCATGCGATCTTAAATGTACCGTCCCAAAATCCCGTATAAGTGCGCTCAAATGGATCGTAATTGCTCGGCACTTTCATTTCGATACCGTAAATTTCATAGGTTCGGTTCGGGATTGAACTGAAATATTCCGAATCAAAACGAATGCCAAGAATTGCAGTGTTCGGATACGCAAATTGCGTTTCGATGATTTCAGTGTAGCTCGCCCAGATCGTGTTATTCTGCAAACGCTGTGATTTACTGTCCGCATTCACACGTTCAACTTTAACTTGAAATGGAACCGGTGGCAGGTCGCCAAATTCAACTTGTTTCAAGTATTGAGAGCTGTACTTTCCGCTTATTGATACAAGATGACTTCTTTCACCGATTGTTACTGTAAAATCAACTTTTGAGCCGTAAACATCACCTTTGTCGTTTTGATGAAAAAGCGACTGAACTCCGAGCGTCAACCGTAAACGGCTGACTTTTCTATCCGTGATCGTGCGTGTAATCGGTGTAAGCTTTTTTACTTGTGTACTGACCGCAATCTCTTTTTCAGAAGTGTTAAACCCTTCCATCACTTCTTGATCTTGCGTACCAATGCGCCCTTGCGCTTCAACATTTTTAAAATTATAACTGTCGTCGCTGGCTTGTAGAGGTGTGTTGTTTAAATAAACAGATTTAACACCGTCAACCAAGCCTTTGATCTGACCTTCTGACACAATTTCAACAATTGAAACAAACTGCTTAGATTGTCCGCTTTCCGGTGCCTCGTACGGTGTATGACCGCCCCCACCTTTTCTTCCACCCATAACTTATCCCTTTGAAAACCCGGTATTTTGATTTTTCTCAACGATATTTACATCGAGCGTTTGAACACCTTGCGAAATAACAAGACTGCCACAACGAATCCGACCGTAAGCTAACGGCACCATCCGACCTTGCGCGGCCATGTTTGATAAATTCGAAAACGAAGTGGATTGTTTCTTTTCTTTTTCATTGATTGCTGGCATTTTCGGCTGCGGTGTAAGTAACTGCGCAACACCACCAAGAGCAAGTGTAGCTCCCATACCGAATACTGCGCCTTTTGTAATAAGCCCTCCGAATAATCCCGCCCCCGGCACAAATATTGATGCAACCATCAAAGCAGCCCCGAGAATCACACTAAACACGCCTCCCCGTTTAGATCCTTTTAAAACAGGCGTAAAATGAACCGTCATGCCTTCTTTTAGCTTGTAAAAAAGCCCTTTCTCTAGATAGCGGTTATCTATGTATTCTTTTGCGATTCGTACTGTGAAGTAGCCTTTTTGAATAAATTCCCGCAGTTTTGGGATTTGAGAAGTGAGCGCGCGAATGATTTCCGCCGTGTTTTCTGCATCTATTTTGAATGAAGTTCCAAACTGTCTAAGACTGCCGTAAAATTTAACGTTGACCATTCTTTAAATCTCCAAATGCTGTGCGTGTGCTTGAGCCAATACCCGTCATATAGATCGCGCTTAGAAAGCCGTTTTGGGCTGTGATGTAATACTTGCTGATTACCGATATAGATCGCAGCGTGATTTGGCACGTCGGCACCGACTTGCATCAAAATAACATCACCTACCTGGACCCCTTTTTCATCAAAAACACGCTCAAAACCGTGCTTTTCCATGTTATCCAGATACAGATTCTGTCCATCTTCCCACCAGAAGTCGTCACGTTCGAAATCAGGGAAATCAATGCCAGCCAAGCGATAAAAATCGCGGAATAGCGTGTAGCAATCTGTTTTTCCGTGAAGAAAATCGCGCCCGATAAGTGGCTGGATAACGGGGAACTCGTGGACCTCATCATGACAGACAAGCCAGAAATCAAGATTTGAGAACATCTGCGTTTGACGATCCATTGCGGATAAAAACGGCTTGCCGTCAGGGTGTGAATGAACAAGAGCGACAATGCCGTCGTATTGATTTGCTTTTAAGAAATCATCTGCTGAGATTTCAAAGTGATTCTCTTTATCTTCAGCGATGTTTTCACAAGCGATGAAAATTTTTTCTTGACCGTTAAAAACAACAAAACCGCACATTTCGTACGGCTCACATTGTTTTGCGTAGTCGATTAATATTTGTTTTAGCTTTTCATTCATTTTTTTAACTCAACTTATTAACAGAAACGAATCCGCCGTAATTGCGCGTATTGTTCCTTAACTTGCAACCGCTAATTAAACAACTGCATTTGTCTTTTTTGGGATCGCTTATTGGCTGATCTTTTTCATCGGCAACCGGTGGCCCCATATAACCGCACTCTGAAGAACGATACAGCCAACCGCAATGAATGCCAATTGTTCGAGAAGAAATCAATGCATTGTCCGTTTCCGTTGGTAACGCAAGCACAAACACGGCAACGTCACGCTTTAATACAGATAACTGCTCAATAATAAAAAAACTAAGTACTTCTTGCGTTGGATCTGCTTGTGTATTTCCATCTTTGAAATTTACTGCATCAAGATGTTGTACATAGACCTGTCGTCTGCGCACGATAGCACCAAGACATTGATCAAACCGATTGGCAATTCCCGTCACAAACCCATTGAAGTTCGCGAGCGTTAATTGTGGGCGGTTTGACGGTCCTTTTCCAGACAAAGAAAATCCCGTCGCGTTTGCTCCAAAAGGTTGATAAGTGTTACCTTGCCACACAATGGGGTTGAGCATTTCGTTCGTGCCCGCATAAAAGCGGTATAACTCACCATTCATGCCGTCTTTATCTTTCAGACCGCGCAGATCCACTTCAAACAAGTCAATCATGGCGTTTTGCTCAAGCTTTGAAAGCTCAAGTTTCATTTCCGCGCTGATCATGCGAACACGCCTCCTTGTCTAAAGTTGTCTTCAATCGTTTCATTAACCACTTGTTTAGATATCTGTCTAATAAGCTCAACAGTCACCTCTAATTGTCCATTGCTTTCTTTCGAGCTGACATTAGCTTGTACAGGCTCACCGTTGTTAATGATTTTTATTGAGATATTTCGATTAGAACTAGAGGTTGAAGAAGCTAAACTCGGAACATTCACTCCACTACCATTCGCAAAACCACGATCACCATAATTCAGATAATTGAGATAATCCAAGCCAATTCTACTTGTTGCCTCTTTCGTGATGACATACTCACCTTTGTGAACAATGCCAGCTGGTGTGTATTTACCTCCAAATCCAGTAAATCCCCCTCTAGAGAAACCAACAAGACCGCCATTGTAATGCTCACCCACAATGCCACCTTCAGAGAACCCCAAAAAGGAACCTATTGATGTGCCACCAAAAGCGGATTTTAGTGCATTGAAAATCATCATTTTAATGATCATTCTAGCAAGATCCGCAATAATAGATCTTGCTAAATCAGCAAAATTAGCTTTACCGGTCATCACAAAATCCGTTAAAGCATCTGTCATCCCATTTAATGCTCTACCTGTGACTTGCCCAACATTACCCATTACATCATTAGCTTGGTCGCCAAATTCTTTAATACCGACTTTTAAGCCGTTAAAAGGGTCTGATCGATCCGCATTTTTCAGCCACTCTTGCCATTCAGTATTTTTTAGATCTGTCGCCTGTTGCTTACGTGCAATATCTGCTTGTGGTTTAGTTAAACCACCTTTCACTTCTAGTAGTTCAATCTCTTTCAGGTTATTGATATACGTTTGCTGAGCAGCTAATAAAGGATTGTATTTAGCACCTAACGCTAATTTGGCATCTCCGGCTTGTTCTGCTGTAATCCGATTAGTTTTTTGTAGCTGATCGATTAGCTTGAGATGTTCAGTCAATTCGCGCTCATATCTCAATGATGGCACATAATTTTCCGCGACTTCCATTCTCTCTTTGGCGTATTTTTCAGTGATTAAGGCTTTGGCTTGCTCTATTTCCTTGTGCCCAATCTTAGCTTTTTTCGCCTTCTCTAACATATCTCTCAACGCTTGCTCCTCATTAAGAGATATTTGAGTTAAGCTATCAGCGCTCGCTTTTTGAAGTTCATTATAAAAATTTTTCCATTCACTTAGACTATCTTGGCCTGAAGCACTAAATTTATCAGTTTGTGATACGAACCAAAATGCAGTTTCCGCTTCTTTCTTCATTCCGATCAGTTCTTCCAAAGAGAATTTAGCGTCCTTAATGTGAGAGAGCTCTGATTGTGCAGCAATATAGTTGCCAACGGCGATTTCTTTAAGAACATTAGCATATTCAGCGCCTTTTTCCCCTAAAACATCATAAAGTTGAGAAAGTACATAAGATGCTTTTTCATTTCCTTGCTGTTTTAAAGTTAAAACTTCAAACTTCTGTCTTGCTTCTTCTGTTCTCTCTTTAAGTTTTGCTAACTCGGACTCGATGCGACTATATCCATTTATCGTTTTCCCTGATGACTTCGCAGAATCTGTGAAAGATTTTCCAAGAGAATTTATAAGAACCTCAGCATCTTTCGAGCTTAACCCCAATAGCAAAAGTTTTTTTCTAAAAGCTTCTATATCTCTACCACTACTAACAAATATTGGTGCTAATGCACCAAGTTGTTTTTCTAGTGTTGAGAAATTGATGCTCTCACCTTCTTTCAGCTTAGCAAGTCTATCTTTCAGGGCTTCTAGCTCGATTTTTAATTTGTCAGGAACAGATAATCCTAAAAATTGATTTATTACTCTTTGAGCGTTTCTAATTTCATCTTCTATATTTTTAACTTGCTTCCGAGAGTTTGCCAATTCATCAATCTGTTTACGGATTAAATCAAGTAATACAGCCTCACTTAAATCCTCGTAAGACTGTTTTAATCTCTCATTTGCACCTGCTAGATCTAATGCTCTTTCTCTAGCTTCTTCTGCTTTTTGATGAAAATAAAATAAGGCACTCGCCGCTATGGTAATAACTCCAACTGGTCCACCTAATAACCCCATTACCCCCTTCAATGCACGACCAGCGATAGATGCTTTAGCTTGAGCAATCGCTAAATTATTTGTTGCTACAGCCTCCGCATTGGTTAGACTGGTAATGAGTGTCGCTTGTTGAGCCATTCTCATCCGAAGAACTGAACGAGTTTGCTCCGTTTGTGCCAACTTCAATTCAGATGCCAACACCGCCATATTAGCACGCGCGGCATTAAGCTCTGCTATTGCTTTTACTTGCTCTGTTTTAGCGACTTGTAAATTAGCGAGGCTTTGTTTGTGTCCATTTACCGCAGCCACCGCCATTGATTGCCCATACTTCGCCAAATGACCCAACATAACACCACCAACGATAGCACCAAGTGTATTGAAGTTTTCAGCTAAAAAACTCACCCCCTGAGCTAATAAGTTGGTTGCGTTGGTAGATTGATTCAAATCCCCAACAAACTTTAAGGCCGCATTTTGCAGCTGCTGCATTGCTTGCCCGAATGTAAGAGGCATTTCTTCAAATTGCTTGTTGATTTTCTTAGTTGAGCCACTGATTGCTTTAAAAAGTAATTCCGAGGTAATTAAGCCTTCAGACGCCAGTTTTTTCACTTCAGCTCGACTTTTCCCCATATATTCCGCGACTACATCAAGAATAATCGGCGCGGTTTCCGCAATTGTTCTAAATTCATCACCTTGTAAACGCCCCGAGCCAAGCGCTTGTGATAATTGCATTAAAGCACTGGCTTGCTCTTGCGCACCAACACCACCCACTGCCATTGCTTTGTTAATGGTTTCAGTAAACTGCAATGCTTGCTGTTGCGATACGCCGTAATCCTTCAAGGCTCGTGATGTTCGAATATAGAGCTGTGTTGTTGATTCAAGACTGGAACGCGTACGTTGAGCAATATTAAATAACTCATTTTGCACCTTATTTAACTCTGCCAATGAACCTGTCACAAATTTCACTTGAGCGCGCAGGGATTGCATTGTGTCAGCCATTTGTAAGAACCCTGAGAGGCCTTGAATGCCAATCCCTAACGCCATTAAGCGTTTCAATACGTTCACAGCAAGGCTTAGAGAGTTAACGGCTTTTTCCGTTTTTTGTGATACTTGCTCAACACTACGTAAATCGCGATTTGCGCGAGATATACCATTAGTTCTAATCTCAATGGCAAGAGTGGCTATATCTGTCATAAATTATCCTTGTTTCATTAGGCTACCACCTCTTTAAATTCACAAGAGATTGTCCAGTGGCTCTCTTTTTGCTCAATGTCCCATTTTGAACATTTGAATTTACCTTGCGTGGAGTGGTAAGGGGACCACAAAAAAGCCTTATACCCTTCGTGACGGTCTAAAAAGGCTTCAATTTGTTGCATTTGATTTATATCTCCACTAAATGTAAGAGAGTAGCTTCGTAGATTGTGGTTTAACCCTTGTTTTAGACGTTGTTCGTAGCCATCGCCGAAAGTAATGGTTTTGACTTTTGGCTCTTTGCTTAATTTCATTCCCCAGTTTGGAGCAAAGGTAAAGGTTTCCATTCGCCACCTATTCATTTTGAATATTAAGAAAAACCAAATCGATCCGTTTCAATACATCAATCTCCCACATCGAAAGGCGAGTTTGATATAACTGCGACCACGCTACAATTTCGCTGTATGTAATTGGATTTAATACCATTCCAGCCTGACGAGAAAGAGATAGCTGCTGAAAGATCACAAGCAAATGCTGTACTGCCAAATTAGGCTCCGGATTATCCAGCTCTTCAGGTGTAGTGCCTGTTTGCTCAGCAATTGCTTGTAAATGCTCTCTCAGCGTACTGTTTGATTCTTTTGGTTTCTTATCTAGTTTAAATTCCTGCTCCGCATAGCGAAGCAAGTCATCTATTAGCTCACCAAGAACTTTCCCAAATCATTGGACTGCTCAAGCACTTGCTCAATAATCCAATCACATTGTTCTAGCACCATTCGGGCATTTTCAGGCGTAAACGGTAAATCTTTTTTATCGCCCCATTCGATATTTTCCCATCCGACAATACGACTGATTGCAAGTTCAACTGATTCTTCACGAATTTCGTCCAACTCTTTGATTTTCGGTTTACGACTACGAGCGTTTTCAAACTCTTGCTTTTGAGCCAGCCGCATCTGTTTAGCGACAAATTTTTGCGCTTGATCGCTTTTCGCGCTTACTACGCTAACATAAGCTCCCAATCCTTCGCCTGTGACAGGGTGTAGTAATTCAAAACGGTGTGATTCTGACAAGTTACCTTGTGAAAGATTTTGTAGGTTCATTTAAATTTCCTTAATTGTTGAAAATAAAAAACCTCAACTATTGCTAGTCGAGGTTTGATTTATTTGGCTTAGATTAAGCCAATGTATCTTGTACAATCATTGTGGTTGCTACTTTTAATATGTCATCAATTTGGCTTCCCCTATCGTACACCTCTGGGAAAGCATCAAAATTCAATGTTTGGATGATATTTTTTGCTCCATCATCCGTATCAATAGATGTGAGCTTGATACCCGGTAAAATGATTGATACGTAATCGCTGTTAGTGGCATCTTCTGCGTCCATCCGCAATTCAAGAGAAAGCGTTTCTCCACGACGAATAGCATCAAACATTTTCTTATCTTGCATATAGATAGAAAATGAGCCACTCACTGCAACGGTGCCGATAAATACATCAGGGGCGTATCTTGCACCTAATACAGGCTCACTAGACGCATTTAAGTCAATGTCAAGCTTAAAGCCAGTCACAAGTCCTAAAGGTTGCTTATTAAACAATAACTTACCCGTTACACCAGCGAGCTTGCCTGATTGGTTGATGTTGGTTGGAGAAGTAAAATAAGGCGTGGTTCCTTCTTCACTTCGTTGACCTAAAAATCCGACACTAATTGAAGCAATACCATTAGGTTGTACATTAATACTAATCTTAGATACTCTGCAACCTAAATACACGCGACTAACACTGACGTCTTGGAAAAAATCTTCAATAGTGAATGAGTCTGTGGTGTGATTGTTTTGTGGTACAACTAAGATTTTCCCTTGTTTTTCACCACTACCTTTCGTTGTTTTCTTGATAATAGGAGCTTTCGCTTGAGTGGTGAAATTTCCGCGTAATACTGCGGCTAAAAAGGCTGACCATTGACCAGCGGAAAGTTCCCCTTTCAATTCTCCTTCTACCTTCTCAAAACCTGTAATTGATGCTGCACGTTGCATATCATCACGCATTTCTTGAGATTGAAAAGACTCAAAACTGGTATCTAATGAGCTTTCTATGCGAGGAAGGATTTTTGCTCCTGTGCGTGTAGCTTTAGTACCAAATTGGGTTTCTTTGGCGAAAACGATCGTGCGTTTCGTGCCTTGTGCGTTTGTTGCCATGTTGTTTCTCCTTTAGAGTTCATAGGCAGTAAAATTAATAGTTACTGGTAGCGCAAGAATGTTGTCATTCAGATAAGTGCCACCTATTTGTGGTGGCGAGTGGATAACCACTTGAACACCTTTTTTAGCAAAAGATTTGCCATAAAAATGCTGTCTTATTTGATTAGCTCTTTCTTCAATTTCTAACGTTCCTCTCCCTGATTGGTAGTAGAGTGTGACCTGTAAAAAGCCCGTTTCTTGTGATTTAGGTTTATCGCTGATCGCACTTGTAAGAGAACTTGAAATATTCAGAAAAACACTTTGGTAAGGCAGATTAGGTTCGCTTCCCACACCTTCCCAAACTGTTTCTATATCGTCATTTATTTCAGATAAATGCCCTTGTAAAATGGCTCTAATCTTCATTTTCATCAGCTAAACTTCCCTTGATTACTATTAAGCCAAGCAATCATTTCTTGAACAGTAATACGTACCATCCCCTGTGGAGCCTGAGTAGAAAAACCATTTTCAGTTTTAGGTCCGCCAGGTTTTGGATATAACCCATACTCAAGCATTGGAGCATAAGCTTTATCAGTAGCAATAATGATTGTGTCTCCAAACTTGGCAGTATTAAGCACAGAAGTATCGCCATTGTAATTCTGCGGCATTCCATTAACACTTACTGTCCAGCTTGCCCTTAACTGCCCCGTATCTACTGGTGTTTTCTGTTTTACTTTTTCATACGTTTCAATCCCAACTTTTCTCAGAACGAGATCCGCCTTATTGCCGAGCTTTTCTCTGAATTTTGCTATATCAATAACAAAACTTCCCATTTCACCCCCCTACCCGTCTCGCTTGGCATTGATAGAGAATTATTGTGCTAGATGGCTTGATTGGTTGGAAATTAACAATGGTCCAAACTTCGTTATTCACTGCCACTCTTGCATTTAAGGTAGGGCTAGCCTCTGCTGTAAGGTAAAGTAAAACATCTCCTCGCTTAACCATTGATGCGCTGCTGTTGGTTTCATGGCGAGGAAAATCATAGGCAAGATTATCAAAAAGACAAAAAGCTTTATTTTCTACTGTTATTCCAGTGTCAACGCTTCCTGTTTCTGGATCGTACTCACCTTTTTTTTCAATTTTCACCACACACGGAGAGCCAAATTTTTTTATGAGTGATGATGAAATGTTTTTTAGCCTACCGTACATATCACCCTCTTAACATTCTAGCCTTGCCGCCACCTTGGCTTTTATCCAAATAGGTATCAAGAATGCTCTTTACATATTCAAAGCGGTTACTTGCGTTACCTGATACTGGGTTTTTCTCGAAATTCACCGAAAGAGGACCAACACGAACGCTAGACATTTCACTATCTGGATTTTCATTCAGATTCTCGTAAAGAGCTAACTCAAATACGGCGTATTTGACCGAAGTTGGAATGCCTTTACTATCAGTCCCACCAGTATTAGTGCGAGGAAATGCTCGAAGTTGTGATGGATCTGCTTTTCTACCAAGAAAACGATAATTGAAGTCTAAGAAATCCGATGCGCTCACTAAACGTCTTGCTTTCGTTTCGTCGTCAAGTTCTTGCCATACAAATGCACTATTTCTGTTGGCATGATATTTATTAGCTTCTTCCAAAGTGACGTAGGAGTCATTAGGGATTATTAAATCCATATCTCCCCCTTTACTTTTAACTTTCTTCGCTAAGTAAGGCAATCAAGTCATCTTTCTTGGCTTTAGGATCGAAATCAATCCCTTTTTCAGTTAGCATTGCTTTTAACTCATCTACTTTCAAAGCAGATAAGTCTTTGTCTTCTTTTTTGGTTTCTACTGGTCCTAAAACAACCCAGCCCAAAGATTCATGCTCAGAAAGCGTGCTTTGATGTACTACTAGTTGATCATTTTGTTTCTCAATTCTAAAAAACATAATCTTTCTCCATAAAAAAAGCGCTCCTTTCGGAACGCTCTTTATATTGTTTCAGGTTAACCCGCTAAAATTGCCAAGTGGCGAGAATTAATAACTTTCGCGCCCCAAGTCATACCAATTTCAAACTTAACTTGGCGGTATTGACGATAAACGCGAACTTCAAACACTAATCCAGTAACTGGATCGGTTAAGAACATAACGTCTTCCGCGCTATCACCACCAGTTGGTTGTGCTGGCGCACGTGTTGCAAGCACAATAGCGTTACGGTCAAAGGCAAAGTTAGGTGTAAAGTCGCCAAATAATGTAATGGTTTCACTACCAGACATCGAAGTGACAATACCCGGTGCGTTGATTTTCAATTTGCCCGCACCGTTGCCTAAATCTTCTGCCACGGTGTAGATGTTGTTTTTATCATCGTTTAGATAAATCAAATCACCCGCTTTGAAATCACCTGTTCCAGCCTGTAATGCAAGTTCACGCAATCCCGTTGCCGCACCACCATTTAAAGTTTTTGACGCAGCATTACCTTGTTTATGCATTGAGATACCAGCAGAGTTGCGAAGGGCAAAACCTTGCACTCGATCTGTGTAGCCGTCGCGTAACATATCTGCGCTACCTGCCTCATTCACTTTGAATAAAACAGACTGCACACCACGCAAGTTAGCCATCGCACCAGAGTTGACGACTAATTGACGATCCACGATAGGACAGCCGTTGTCATCAAGAATACGGGCAACACCAGCGAAGTCAGATAAATTACCCGCTGTACCAAATGGTGTTTTGCCATACTCACCATAGGCACGAGAGGCACCAATCAACGCTTTGCTTGCGACATCGCGCTCAATAGAGTTAACAAGCTTGCGCATACCATCAGCAAACTGATCAGCTAATACGCCATTATAAACACCAGCGTTACTTACACGTTTCTCATCTTCACCAGTCCAAATGATAGGAGCAGCTTTTGAGTGCTCCATCTTGATTTTGACTGATTCAGGAGTGGTACCGCCTGAATTTTTAGGTTGTTGACCCGGTGAAATATCTTCAAGCTCACCCGCACTTGCGATTGGTACAGTCACTTCATCGCCTAAAGCCGCGCGCTCTGCTGTTGAGTTACGGTTAACCGCTGGGATGAATCCAACCATCTCGCGAGAAACGGTATTTAACGCAGCATAAAGAGATGGTGCGATTGCTGTTAAAGTATTTTGTTCTGCCATTTCTGACCTCTTTTAATTTAGTTAGTTAATGTAATTCCATCCTGCATGGTCTTCATTTGTTCCGCAGGAGAGAGTTTTTCGAATTGAGCGCGAGACATTGTTTTCGCTCCATTTTGGCTACCATTAGAAGAACCACCGCCTTGCGATGCTGGGAACCAGTGAGGTGCCTTTTCTTTCATGCTTTCGAACCATTCTTTCAGTGTCAATGGCTTACCATCACCACCAAAAGTATTTTCATCAATTGGAACAACGAGTCCGTCATCAAGCTTAAACGTGAGCTTAGCTCTTAATACAGCATCGTCAGCACCAAAGGTAACACCTGCTTTGGTTGCCTCACTACGGATAGCGTTTTCAAGAACCAATCCAGAATAGCGATCTAAGCTTGCTTGTAGCTTATTCATTTCTTCTTGATGTTTCGCATTGAGTGCGTCGATTTCACGCTGTTTTGCTTCGTTGACCTTGCTTACTCGAGCTTCAATGACTTCTTTATATTTGCCCTCAGCAATTTTTTTCATTTCCTCATCATTCTCGAATTGAGTCATGAGATTTTTAATGGTTTTTGGGTCTAAGCCGTCGAATTTAGCTAACTTCTCTTTCAAATCTTTCTGAGCGCCTAGCAATTCAGAATTCTTTGTTTTAAGTCCAGCAACTTCTTTTGCGACTGCTTCGCTAATGGCTTTATCAAGATCGGCTTGTGTATATTTCGCCTCACTAGCACCGTTACCACCGGCACCACCGCCAAGTCCATCAGGATTGTCATTAAATTTTTGCGAGAATTTACCTAAATTCATAAAATTGTACATAAAAGATCACCTCGTGATTGTTGTTGATGTGCCTAGCACGTTGGATCGCCACTCCTTGAATGGCGGGAATAAAAAAAACCGCTAACGTATTGCTACGCTGCGGTTTGGTTAAAAATGGGAAACAAAAAAGCCCCAACTGTTTTTCAGCGGGGCTTATTCTTGGTGTTGTTTTTCACTATTTGCTTTTCTTGTCTATATACAAGATTTTTTCATCAAGAAAAGCGAGCTGTTCTAATAAATCTTGACGATACTTTTCTACTTTCAATCTATCTTCTTTATCAAGTATTAGTTTTCCATCTTCATTTTCATACATAAAATAATTTTCAATAACGGAGTAAGTGATATCTTTAAGAGTAAACGGGATATCAAGATAGGTTTGCTCTTCACTATTAATAGTATCTAACATCCAATCCATAACCTCTTTTGCTCTTCTTTGTGTCTTTTCACTCTCGCATTCCATCCATCCACCAACCAAAAAGAATGCAAATCCACTGTCAGAGCTATACGATATAGCTGCATGAAACTCATCATCTTCCTGAAAAATCACCTGATATTCACAATCACTAATTTTCATTAGTTCACTCCCTTTAAATCGATTCTGTTGATTAAGCTAGGTCAATAGAAATTGTTTAGCTTGCTGATATTTCTGCTGTCTGGCAATATCTTTTTCAGTTATTTTTGCTAAACGGCTTAGGTCCATATTATGAGTTAAATCAGCAATCTTGACCTTTCGAGCAATGTCGTTAGATTTTACTCTTGAGAGATAGTCTTGGTAGCTTTCCCCTTGTCTTTTGGTAATAGCATTAACCGAATCAGCAATCACACAACCAAATAGCTCAGAAATATCACTGAGTGATACTTCTGTATCTTCGACACTATCGTGTAACCACGCTGTTGCAATTACATCATCATTTTCGTTAGCGAGTAAGCCTGCTACAAACGCTAAATGATTAATATAAGGTTGTCCCGCTTTATCAAATTGATGATGGTGTATCCGTTCAGCAAATGATTTAGCTTTATTACTTTTGTTTACTAATCCACTCATTTGCCATCTCTTCTGATATTTGATCAAAATCAATAAAATCACTTGCTAAAATTTTATCACCCCAGTAAAAAGCATCAGAATTATCCCAAGCGTTTTTTTCAACATCAAACTTGGCAAACGTTAAATAATCGTATTCATTACCTCTCACAAGTAATTGATTATTTGAGTCTGGGAAAACAAGATAATATTTCATTGTTAATTCCTGATTTTTCCTATAGCTACAGGCGTTTCAAGTTGATCACTTAAATTCTTCATTTCTTCATTAAGCCTTTTAAGCTCTTCGCTTGAACCATTAATAACCCTTGCTTTTTCATATAACTCATGCAATTTTCCGTTCTTTAAGTCAAAACTCTGCTTAGTGTGATACTGCATTTCAAATTTAATGCCATCTTTTTCAATGATTGTATTAATGCCTTTATATACAGCACCTTTTCGCCAAGTATTTTTAACTCTGGTGATATTATAACCTTTTTCAGTAAGAATTTTCTGCATTCGAAAATAATTTTGCGTGAAATTCTTGCTCTCAAAAATTGTGGTATAACGCACAATATCAGTTATTTTACTTAGCGACTCTCCTTCTGTTATTCCGGTTTTAATAATATCCATTTGAACTTTGCGCGTGATGGAATCAATGCTTTTCAAGCGATAATCTAACCCATCTAAATAGCCATTAGATTGCTTAACGATGGATAACATATCATTTGTAAATGCCGGCTCTAATTCACTTGCGCGTTTATAAACAGCATTTACGGCACCTTCAACACCACCTAACTTAAACTGCTCCCTAAGCTCTTTGAGTGTCAAGGGGCGCCCAGACTGATCAAGCATATCCCGAAAAGTGATAACACCATTTCGCCATAAGTCAGCCTTACCCTTGCCTAAGATTTCATCTTGTTGCGCCTTAGTTTTGTTTTTAAGCCAATCTTCATAAGTGATGTTAGCTTTTACCTGTCCATCCATGCTGGCTCTGGTGCTTTCTGGAATTTCATCAACATCAAATCCTAACTCTCGCCAAGATTTCATAATTAGGCGCAAGGTTGATCTACAGTTTGGGTGTAATGGTGGTCTTTGGTACGGCACCTTGTGATCACCAATTGGCTTTTGGTTTAAATCCCACACTAAACCATCTCTAGCACGACAAACTTCTGACGTTCTCGTGTCAAGAGTGCTTATGTGTTGCTCGCCTTTGATGATATCCATGTTTTCATCACGCAAAAGCTTGTGAGCTTCGTCGTTAACCTTCATTACTGCTGTTCTAACTAATGTTTCAGCAGAACGACGTGAATGCACCATCAGCTCATTTACTTCTGTGATGATTCTGCTTGTTGCTTTACCGTCCAAAATACCCTGTCTAATTAGCCCGGAGAACTTAAAACTTAAATCGCCTCCCTGCTTATCGAACCAATCAGACAAAGGTGAACCGGCGACGATTTGAGCGGTTTTATTGGCTTTTAACTTATAGTCCGGCACCTTGTTGAATAAATCGAATTTTACGGACTGGTTGTATATTTCCATCATTGCCAAAGCTTCAATTGGTAAAAGGCTTTGCAACTCACCATCTGTAAAACTATACATTTCAACGTAGTAACTCTTGATAAGTTCTTTTATCTCACCAAGTAACTTTGCTACATCTCTTTTACTTGCATTTTCCAACCCAACAGCAGAAATACGGCTCAACATCTGTTTTTGAAGTTTATTGAGCCGTTTTACGATTTCTCGTCTTAATGAGGCGTCATAACGAAAGAGTAAGATTTTATGATCTGTGAGCAGATGTTCTATTTGCTCATCAATACTCATTGTTTTCTCCATGGAAATTTCCACTCATACTTTCGACTTCTAGTCTAGCTTGCTCATCTTCCCAACTAGCATGATCAGATAGCAAACCTCTGCGTTTTGCCTCTTCAAATGTTGTTTGGGTGGAAATGACTCCAGCCGAGTTCAGTTTAATAACCATATCCAATGAGGCGTTAGGATCGATTTCACTATCAATATTGCCGCTTATCTCAACATTACCTACATTCTCAATACCAAGCCAGAAACCTACATATTCAAGCGCTAAATCAAGTGCGTCTTCGAATTTGTTGGCATACAGTCTTAATTGACTGATTTCTTTTCCTTGCTCATCTCTTGCTTGACTTTCAGTCATGGCGATAATGTTTTTGATAAGAAGTTTTGCCCCGGCCACCAACATCTGAGATTCAAGCTCTTTAATTGATTCTTTCCCGGCACCTATTGCATTACCTGAATGCTCAACATAGAAAAGACTACCTTCTCTTGGCAGATCAATTACGGAACCCCCAATTTGAAACTGCTCCCCCTCAACCGCTCCAGTTCTAGCAAGGAGCGGAACTCTTGCAACACTAACAATGTTGTCTTGGTCTGATTGGGATTGCCAGTGTTTAATATTTAAGTGGGCCAGCTCCAACAATGGAGGTCTTCCAATGCCAAAGTGATCAGTTTGTTTTGTGATAAAAGGTACGATAGGAATAAAATCAAGAGTTTTGCCTAAATGCTTAAGCTCCACCTCAGCGTGCAAGTAATAACCGTTATCTCCATCTTTCGCATTTTCAATTTTTCTGAATTTTCGAACTATTCCCCGCTCATACACATTGATCTGCTCAATCTGTTTTAACCCAAATTCTCCATTCTCTTCATCAACGAACTCACGGTATCTAAATTGAGTAAATACACGTTTACCGTTAATTCTAGCCGTTTTAAAACCCAAAACCGAGGATGGATGAATGTGAACTAAATAAGGTCTAGCCCCCATAGCTTTTTCTTCTGCTAGCGTTTTGGCATCGTTTGTAACTGGGTAATCGACCAGAACATAACTAACACCATAGGCTAATCCTGCGTGAAACCAACTGGATGCAAACACATCAAGGTTATTCCCTTCCATATCCACGTCCGGGAGTATTTCACTAGCAAGCTTATTGTTAATCTTTGTGATATTAATTGGAGTAAAAAAAACTCTTCCGTTCATTTGGGAGAGTGTTTCTTCTAGAGCTGGATAAAGCGTTGTTCGTTCTAACCTATTTTTGTAAGTTTCCTCATCTTCTAATGGGAACTTTGGTAAATAGATTTTACCAGCTTCTCTCATTCGCTCTGTTCCACCTAACAAGTCATCTATAATGCGGATACGTGAATGCAATTTCGCCATTTCTGACGAAATATCAGATACTTTAAACATATAAAATCCTTAGCGTACTTTTAATGGCAATTGTGTTGATCTTCCCATATGCTGCATTAGTGGATTTAACGCATAACGGATTGCATCGATATAATGATTGTGTTCATCAAGCACTGTAGGTAGCACATCGCCTGTTAATCTGTCTGTCTTGTAGCTATACAACCTGAACTCGCGCAATGTTTCTTTGCAGCGAGGGTGAATGTAAACTTTTTTGTAAGATTTGATGTGCTCTATACCGTCCTCAACCGATCCACTCCATTTTTTAACCCCCTCAATTCGAGGAATACCGTTGCGTTTCAGGTAGCTTATAGATTCAGGTCTTGCTGAGTCTGCACGTAATATATATTTTTCTATATCTGGCACTCTTTCTTTCATAAAACCCGCTGTGTGATCTAACTCCAAGCCTGTTTTGCCTGCCTCATATTCAATATACAAGTTATTATCAAACACCCAACATTTAACTGCAGCAGTTGGATCTTTAGCGAAGCCAAAATCAAGCCCAAAATATGGACCGTTGAAATCTTGATTTGGTTTAAATTCTAATTCTTCATACTTACCATTAAAGATCTGAGCTTCACTCGCTTCTAAGTAAGCACCTTCCCAAATCCAGCGATAAGTTGCATCGTCTAGGCGTTTTTTATCATTCAGTCTTTCTTGCTCTAATACATCAGGAAACCAAGGGTTGTCGGTATAGTTCATTTCAACAATCACCGAGCTATCAGGTGGGAATTGTCTAAAACGCTTATCCGTTGCGGAATCTCTTTTTTCGGGATTCCACGTCAGCCAGATTTCTGAATTATGTTCACGAACCGTAGGAATTAATTTACTCCAAGCCATTTCACTGACTGATTCTGCCTCATCAACCCAAGCAAGTAATATTCTCGCTTTTGATTTGATACTATCTAAGTTATGACGTAATCCAGAAAATATATAAGATACTCTGCCACACTTTGTTCTGATGTACTTTTCACCTATTTCAAAAAAATCATTTAAAAATGACTCTGCTCTAATTGCCTGTTTAACTTCTTCAAGTGAGGAATCTTCAAGAGAATTCATAAATTCACGACCACATAAGATAACTCCACTGTCACCTGCCATTGCTCTTTTGTACGCAATTACTGCTGTCATTTTCGCAAATGTTCTTGTTTTTGCAGAACCACGACCACCAAAACTGCCACGATAACGCATATTCGGTTTAGAAAAAACGGGAATAAGCTTAGGCGGTATTTCAATCTGGGTTTTCATCGGCATTTACCATCGGTGCGACTAACTCTATGACTGTTGGACGATTGAGAGAGCTGTCTGAGTTTGTATGGTCGATAACTTGCTTATCTCGCCATTTTTCTGGCTGTCTATTTTTGAGCCAAAAAATAGCTGATGTTGGATCAGGTGGATAATGCTTTATCAAAGGCGTTTCAACTATTTTATTTTCTATTACCCGAATATCAACGTCAGGTGCCTCATAACCCAAAGCTCTTTTGTAAAGTCTCTCGGCCACATTTGCATCCGCTAGCATTTTTCCCTTTTTTATGGACTCCAAGAATTCAGGATATTCATTCTTCCAGTTATTTAAAGTGGACTCAGATACCTCAAAAAAATTAGCAATATCCTTATCTGTTGCTCCAAGTAGACACAATTTCTTTACTTGTGCTACATACTCAGATTTATATTTCGTTGGTTGGCCACGCCATTTAGACGTGGATTTAACCTCGTCTTTTTTTGGCATAGTGGTTAATCCTTTTTTAAATACTTGCTTTGTGTGTATATGTGTGTATAATAATACTTGATTAAGACAAAGGAGGCATCACGTGAACTCACACGACTTAATCAAGGAACTGACAGCAATTGGATGTACTGAATTGAGATGTAAAGGGTCACACCATATATGGTATTCACCCAAAACAGGAAAGACGTTTCCTGTTCCACATCCCAAGAAAGATTTACCAATAGGTACTGTTAGATCCATAAAGAAATCGGCAGGGCTTTTATAGCTCTGCCGAGTCCTATCTAGGAGGTTATATGTTATTTACCATTGGCGTTGAAACGCCAAAAAATGAAAATGAAGCGTTTGGCTTATGTGTGCCTGCGCTTTTTAATGAAACTTACTCTTGTTTTAGTGGTGCAGATACTGTCGAAGAAATTGTTCCAATGGTAACTGATGCAATCCATACCATCTTAGAAATGATGGTTGAAGATAATTTTGATATTTCCCAAATTAAAGATTTAGGATTTCTTCACTATAAAGAGCAAGAAGATTTTCAATATTGCGATAGTTGGTTACTAATCGATGTAGATATCACTGCTTACTTTGGTAAACGCCAGCGTGTTAATATTGTATTACCGCAATATCTAATTGATAGAATAGACCAACGTGTAGCTAATAATCCAATCTATAAAGACCGTAGTCATTTCTTAGCAGTAGCTTCTCAACGAGAGTTATCATCATCTTTATAATAAAAAAAGGCATAGTGAAATATCTATGCCTCTTTTAATTCTGTGCGTTTTCTGTTTGCCACTCCCTTATCTTATCTACACGATTAAGACATACGTCACGCTCACGTTTGAGTATTACCGCATATTTAGATACATCACCATATGTTTGACCGTTGAATGTAGTTCTATCTAAGTGAGCTAATAGCGCTGCTGGAATTGCAGGGCATACTTTCGCTACGGGTTTACTGGCGCAAGAAGTCAACAATAGAACGAGGAGCGCTAGCATTGTAAGCGTCAGCACTCTTTTCATCATGTGAAATAGAATTGATTGCTTCATCTGATTTACTCCGTGATTCACTCTCTAATCTACTGATTTCAAGCGTGAGCTGCCTGTTGATTTCTTCTTGCTGTTTAAGTGATTTTATACTTTCACTTTGCTGTGAAATGATTTGGGCTTGAGTAGTGTTTTTGGCTTTTAAGTTAGAAATAGATTGGAACTGGAACCACAACGCGACACACAAGCCCAAAATTACGACGATCAAGATTTGTGTAAGTCGGCTAAACATAGCTCACGTTCCTTTTGTCTGCGGATTTCAAGTCCACGTAATACTTTACCGTTAGCGTATTTCCAGCGTGGAAATTGATCGCACATTGCTTGAATATCACCATTTTTAGCGTGCTTAAACAATGTAGAATGCTTAAGCTTAGAACATCCGACATTAAATGTGATTGACACTATTGCCTCAAATGCACCTTGCGGCAAATTCTTCCCGTTTGCCCAGTCATTAACACATTTCTCTGCAACCTTAATGTCATTTACCCAACGTTGAGCAATTTCTTCATCTGAATATTTTTTACGTTCAATTTGAAGTCCGCTTAATTCTGTTGAGCCAATACCAACCGTTAGAACATCAGCAGGGCATCTATAAGGCTCACGAGCGCAGCCCTCAGCATTACCAATGATTTCTAGTCCACGTTCACCTGTGCGAATCTCATTAGAGTAATCAGACATAACAACAGCGATAATCATTGCAACAAGACAGGCACTGATTTTTTTACCGTGTTTCATTTAATCAGCTCCTTTTCTTTTTTAATTTTGAGTTGCATTCTCTCAACTCTTAATTTATGAAGTTCTTCAAGTCTTGCTCTTTCTGCATTTTTTCTCTCATTGTCTTTCTTCTTGTAATAATAGTTAACAAGCATAGTAATTACACCGACAGTCAAGCTGATAACTGCCAGCCATTCTTGAAGTGAGAGAAGTGCAAAGAAAGCCCCAAATCCCGACCAGATATATGATTGCGTCCCAGCATCTTTCATTTTCATAATCTCCACCCCCTTGCTTTTGGGGCAATAAAAAAGCCCACAACATAGTGCGGGCTGTATAAATTAATAGGCTGTGTTTTTTAACATAAAAAATTGGATCTTTATACACATAAAGATCCTTGATTAAGATCTGATCCTTAAATATAATCCATACATCTTGTGTTAAATTGCTTTAATTAACACTAGATATAGTAAACCCCTAATAGGGCCAACTATTAGGGGTTGATGTGTAAAACCAAACAAGCATACTTTGCGAGAGTGCCCATTTGTCTTCAGATAGGCTTCGAAACCGTGTTCATTATTGCGGTTTTCAAGTCTATTTGCAAGATGATTTGTGTCCTTTTTATGCAAAAATGCTCTAATTATAAGGACTCAATATGAGAGAGAAAATCACTCTTTCCTGCCCTAAGTGCGGTAATACAACTTTCAAGACTAACAGTAAAATAAGCTCTTCCAATAAATTCAACGGAGCCGTTTGCAATAGATGCAACACCAAAATTGATAGAGATTATCCTGTGCAAATTGTCAAAAAAGAAGTTGAGAAGATGATCAGGGATGCTTTCAAAGGAAATAAGTTTTTCAAAATTAAATAAATCTTCTTCTATTTTATTAGTATCAATGGTTATTCTACATTTCATATAACCTCTCGATTACAATAGCCTATAGATTTAGGCTATTTTTTCAATAAAAAACCCCGACCGTTTCCGATCAGGGCTATAAAATACATTTGCGTTTCTTTGCTTGCAAAAATCGCAAGGATACATTAAATATAAAGATTTAGTCCGAACTAGTCAAGTGTTTTTAATTCAATAGATTATCCATCGCTTTAACCAATGCTAAGCGTTCTGTATTTGACTGAATAAACTTTTTAGCCTTTGTCATAGTTTGTTCTAGTGGATGTTTGAAGTTGTAGAGATACTGCCCGCCAATTTGGCTTTCCATTAATTTGGCAATGTTTGTATTCTGTAACTTCTCTTGCATTTCGTGTGCTTGGAATAAATAACTATACATCTGAATTAACAATGCCAATACTTCCTCACTTTGTGTAATGTTGCTCATATTATAGTTAGGTTCAGGTAAAGCAAGTTGTTGTGGTTTTACTTCGCCTCTGTGCATTGCTAAAAAGGCTCTTAAGACAATTAAGTGGAATTTAGGGCTGATCCACATTGCATAAGATAAAACTAATTCTTCGCAAGCCCAAGTGCCACGCATTCCACGACCAGCCGTAATTTTAAAGACCAAATCTGGACTTTTAAAATCTTTCTGAATTTCAACAATCAGCTCTTTAGTTTGATCTAAACGCATAAAGCGAGTTGGTTTATGTTTTTCTTCACCACCACTAATTTTATGTAAGTCATTAAGAGAATAAAGATTTTCTAAAGTACGAATTGATGTGTTAAGAATAGATAAATTTGACATAATGAACATTTCCTTTTGAGAGAAGTTCCCTAACTTAATTAGGGTGATCGGCAGCTCAAAACCAGTGTTCAGGCTGGCGGAGTTATTCCCTTGCGGTATTGTATTCCTCGCACTGCCGATCATTGAATTAAATTGTCTATCTCTTTTCTTGCCTAAATTTGCTGATAGAGAAAGAAGCACAAATTTTAGATACAAAAAAATCACACTAACGGGGTGAATTGAGATAACCGCTGAACAAAAGGCTTTTGAGACCTTAAGGTTGATATTACTACTCTATTATAAGAGTGTCAATTATCCTCATCATTTTCTGAGTTCATTTCTTGATGTTTTTCATACCATCTTGTACATCTAAAAATTGCCATGACTACAGCAAGCATAGAAGTCAAAGAATAAAGTAAAAATAAATACCCAATTGCCCAAAAAACAGGGGTAATATATTCAAAATAATACATCGTAGCATCATCTAACCAAATAGGTTGGTATGCCAGTGATTCTGCTAATAGTGCTGACACGATACCTAAGCACTGTATTAAAATAAAATGAACAAATGTAGCCGAAACAAAAGTATAAGCAGAAGATGGTTCATTCTCGTCTTTTTCAGCTAAGACCGAGCGAAATTGTTCATCTCCAAGACCTAAAAATATAGCAAATCCACCTAAAGAAAAACCAAGTAAATTAGGTAATATAGCAAAACTCTGTTCCCACCAACCACGAGTGAGCCATTGATGTTGTGTTAATACAAGAAAAAGAATAGCTACATGCAAATAAGGGGAACAGAATAATGCTTTCCATCCACCATAAATACGCCAATAATATTGAAAGATTTCATATGCATCTTGATAGCTACTCTTTAATTCTTTCATATTCAATACCTATTGTGTAATTTGTGTAATTTCTTGATGAGTATCAATATATTTATCTGTCGAAAAACTCACATTTTAGGCATAGAAATACGCTATTATTTCTGCACCATCAATTGCACCTTCTACATAACTTTTAGCTTCTGCCAATTTACTAAAATAAGTAGTGCGACCAATGTTTAAAATCTTCCAAATCTGCTCATCATCAATTCGTAAAGCGTACTTGGCCATAATGATGTCATAGCGCAAATCCTGTTTTTCTTTTAATCGCATAATCTGCTCACCGATTAATATGCAAGTATCATCTGTCAGGTTGAAGATATTGTAATCACTTGGCGGATCTACTGCTAACCTCATACCAGCAGCAATACAAGGATATTCCGTGCCAATACGTGAATTGGCAAAACGCCCCCAAACCGTCAAAATTCTATCAATGTGTTGCATTATAACCCCTTGCGCTTTTCCAACATTCTTGCTTTTTTATTGAAGATTTTTTTTATCCGTCTCAAGTCATCTTTTGAGTAATGTCTTGGTCTTTGGTCTGCTTCTATTTGCTCGACTTTCTCAATACCTAGACGTTCAATTAAGCCAATTCTGAATTGATTATAATTTCCTCCGTGATAGCGATTGCACTTTTTACATTGACCGTGAATATTCAATGTGTAAAACCGTAAGTGTGGCGCACTACCTCGACTGCGATAATGCCCAGCATCAAACCCACCGCCTAATTTCTCTGCTATAAGTGGTTTTCCGCATGAAATGCAACACTTATTTCTATCTCTTAGTCGGATGTACTTATTAACTGCACTTTGTGTTTCAGAGAGCAATGTTGTTGTAGTTTTCATTCTCTCTTTAGTTTCTTCAATGCGCTTTTTCTCTTCCTTTTCACGTTTTTTGGCTACTTTTTCTTTCTGTTTTTCTAATCGCTGTCTTGCTAACTTAACGCCACATTCTGGACTGCACCATTGCACATTAAAGAAGTTGGTTTGGAATTTTTCGCCACAGATTTTACATTTGCGATTTAGAGGTTTTGTTTTTTTAGTCATCTTCCCGATACTCCACGCCTAAATCTTCTAACCCAAAATACCCACAAGATTTCTTGCGTTGCGGCCCCATAATCCCCACTGCGACAACTCTACCCTCACAACGAAAACGGTCATCACTCCACTCACCGATAAAAGCACTTACAGGCTCGCCATCCCATAAGTCAGAAAGCTCGCCACCGCACTTAGGGCATTTGTATTCTGTTTTCATAAAAAATCACCCATCAACATGCAACCAAAAAACAACATTCCCAGTGACACAATTACAATCAAAAAATCCTCCATTATTTACCTCCAAAGCGGGTGATCATATTTTGCTATTTTGACCTACCCCAAAATTACAAATAATAATAAAATCAATAAGTTAAAATCAGAAAAATGAATAAAGTCTATTGATCATATTTTCGTCCGTTGTATTGTTAAAAATCTCTTTCAATGCGGCATTAATCAACGCTTTGTAGCATTGCTCAAACTCACTCTGATCCATGTTCCCATAACTCAAACTTTGAGCTTCTACTCTCATTCTGCCGTCAATCGTGTAAGTCACATCACGAAAGCCAGCAAGTACAGTTAGATTTTTGCGGAAAGTGTCGAACTGTTTCCGTTCATCAAAGTATTTCCAATCTGTCTTATCTGCGGACCAGTGTTCAAAACAAAACTTGAAGAAAAGGAAAACCTTGCGATGAAAGGCGGGATTTCTCGGTCTTTTTATTTCGACTTCGTAAATCTCACCGTTTTTGAATGACTGAAGATCTGGTAAGTACATTTCATCACACGGCACGAATGTACCACCCGCGCCTTTAACCATATTAAAGATCAAACTTCATTCCCCCACACGTCCCAGCCATCAGTTGTGTTGCGTGCGAACAATTCAATGCGTGGTAAGTCACCCATTAGCTCAACGATCTTTTCGCGCACAACGTCAGGCTTTTTACTATGGTGCTGGATTGGCTCAACGACTAATTGGCTAACTTTATTACTAATTCGGCTAGGCTTTCCTTTTGTTGCGATCAGGCAGCACTCCGTATTTCCACGGGTCCATCGACCAAGACCAAAAAAGAATGTATCTTTGTTTTTCTTATTTGTTTTTAACCACTGAAAATCAATCGTTTTATATTTAAATCCCCACGCCTCAATAAGTCTTAACCCTTCTGCTAACATTGGGTATGTCACCCAGAGAAATAAAACGCAGTTTTTATCAGCTATTTCGTTTACTGGCATTTCGCAAATATCTTTAATATTCATTGTTTGATAATGATTTTCAGCACTGCCGTTACAGCCTTTATCGCTATATCTCCACGGCGGATCTGCGTAAATGATTTGATATTTCTTGTCTGTGTTAAACATTTGCTTTCCCTTTCAAAATTGCTCTAACCATTGCTACGCCTTGAGAGTTGATTTCTTGTTGTTTTTTAGGATCGATAAAACTTGGCTTCTCTGGTATCGCTAATGCTAAGTCTGGCAATTCTTCACCTCTTGCTAGCTTTTCAGCAGTTGCTTTCAAGAATGCTTTTGCGTGTTTTCTCAACTCTTCAGCACTCCAACCGAACTCTTTATTGCGACAATACAGGTCAAAGATGAGATATTGCTCAACGTTGTTTTTGAATTGAAATTCTTGCTGATTGTCAAAGCCGTGATAGCGTGAATACTGCTTGATTCGTTCAAGTAGTTCTTCAAGTAGTGGCATTCCTTGAGATTCAAGTGCGCCTTCGTTACACCACTCAATAAACTGACCAACACTCGGGAAAAATGGACTTTCTGACTTTCTCGCACGCTCAACACCAATTCTGATTTGTGCAACGCTTGTAATACGCTCGTTGATGAGGGTTTCAAGCCAGTACTTTTTGGCTTCTTGATACTCTCTATCGCTTGAGAATGCTGACTTCCAAGCTGGGAAAATAGTTTTAAGCCGAGTGAATAAGAAATCGATCGTTTTATTCATTTCTGCCGTCACTTCTGCTCTCACAATTTGCGGGGCTTTGTAGTTTTTATCTGAGCCGATTAAGCCCATTGCGATTTGGTTTGCTGACTTCATCACAGAACCACCTCACAATCGCGATCGACTACTCGAACCTTGCCGTCACCGTCTTGAACAATTACAGAATTTACCGCCCATGAACCGTCATCTTGATAGCTGTCATTTGCTGGCTGACCGCCTTTGAATTGTGCTGGTTGCGTGTATTCATCCTCCCAGCGTGCGTTGTTCAGGTATGTTGTCGGATGTAATTTATCGAATCCGAATTGACCAAGTGATAAGCGTTTTTGAACATCACAAACAAGCATTTCTGCAAACTCTTGAGGAGCGGATTTTTGCGTTTTTTGAGAATATTTCTTGTAAGCAGACTTGAAGCTTTTCAACGCACCAGATTTATTCAACTTGGCTTTGTAAACTTTCCAGAACACATCAAACGCATTTTCAAGATCGTTTGAGTTTTCCACTTTAGGGGGTAAGGGGGTATTTTCTTCTGTATAGAAGTCTTTTCTTTGGTTATTGGTATGGTCATTTTGACCACATGACATCTGGTCATTTTGACTATATCGATCATCCCATTTTGACCTCATGGATGAACCGTTTTGGTCACATCGCATCTGGTCATTTTGACTAGTCAATTCTTCAATTTTTTCATAAGCAATTGAGTACCATTTTGTTTTATCCATTTTCATTTTGTTCAATTTGTTTGTAGATAAAATCAAACCCATTTCCTCAAGCCTTTTAATTGTTCTCTGTATTGTTTTTTTCGACCAAAAAGGAAATATTTCGCACCACTCATCAATAGTGTTATATATCCAAATACGATCTTCGTATTTGTGCTTGCTGATATTTAAGAAGTAATGGAGTTGTTGGACAAAAATAGCTTCGTTCAAACCAATAGCTTTTGCTAGCTCTGGCAATACTTGTAATGGCTGATCATCAATAAGTAACTTTCCTACACTCATACTAAAACCCCACCTCAAAGAAGAATTTAACCTTCTTAAAATCCCCAATTTGCTCTAGAACTCCTTTTTGACGTAAAAACTCCATTTGTGATTGATTAAATGTCATTTCTGGAACAGCATTACGGAACTCAATAAAAAACCGAAATTGCTCAAGTGTTTTCTTGCCTTTTGTGCTATTACAAGAAATACAGCTAGGCAGTAGATTGGATATATCATTTGAACCGCCATCATATTTAGGTATGACGTGATCTATAACGAGAGTTGAATGAGAAAGCTTCAATCCACAATAGGCGCAATGCCAATTACATTTTTCTGCAATTTTTAATCTCTTAGATTTGCTGAAAGTTGTACTCATAACATCAACTCCGAAGCGTAACGTGACGCGATATATTCAATCCCTTTGCTTGTTACACGGGTTTGTGTGTAATTGTGACCGTGTTCTGCTGTGCCTGTTTTTACGGTAAATAAATCACGTGAGTGAGCGGTTTGATATGGCAGTAACGCGCCTGATTGGCGATATAAAAGGCGATCTTGAATAAGGCGGTCTATCATTGCTCTTTCTGGCATTTTTAGAATCTTCGCGACTTCACGAAGTGATTTACTAGTGCCAACTTCCACGTAGTGATCGACAAAAGCAGCTTTTGGTTTTAATTCAGCGTTCTCTAATTGTAAACGCTCGTTTTCTTCCTCAGCTTGAAGAACCATTAACGCTAATTCTTTTCGAGAAAGTGCGGTTGATTTTTGTTGATTTTCCAACTCTTGCCAGCGGTCAACTATTGCGGCGGTAAATTCAGGGCAGTTTTGAGCGACGACGATAAGGCAATCTCTTTTCTCGAGATGGTATTCGTAGTAAGTCTGTCCGTTCTGTGGATGGGTGTAAGCCATTGGCTGATACCCCCTAATTACGCCCTTTACCATTAATCTTTCGATTGAACGACATAGGTCGCTATGATTTTTATTAATTAATGACGCAATCTCACGACTGCTCATCGTAAGTCTTGCTTTTTGTTCTGAAATGTTTAATAATTGATTCATAAATCACCTTGGTTTATATTTCCTAAATACCACTGCTCCAACAGTGGTTTTTTATTGCCCCAATTCCATCTTCAAACAGATAGCTTGCTCAATTAACTGTTCCACTTCTGCTAAGATTCTTTGTTTCTCACGTTGAGATAAATTACGTCCAAGCTCTGAATCAGAACTCACCGCACTTTTAATCTCTTTTCCGATTCTTCCGCTTGATTCCGCAATATCTAGAAATCTTGCTAGTACGTCTTGACCGCAATCAGCACATCTAGGCATAGGCACAACGATGTGATCGATTTGTGCTGCAATAGCTGAGAGTGTTTTCTTGCTTTGAACGGTGGCGATTAATTCAATTGCCTCGATAAAGCTCAATTGGTTCTGTTCGCAATCCACGTTGAGTTTGTTGCCAAGAATGTTTGGCGACTTCTCTAGCGTGTAAGCCAGTGATGTGATACCACCAGAGCTGTTTTTACAGTCTCTGTGTAGTAGTCTTTGAATTTCCTTACTGTTCATTAAAAAGATTCCTTTTTCTTGAAGATTGTTTTTTAGTTAGTTGGTAAGTTAGTTTTGAACAGAAGGGAAAATGTCATCTAATGAGCAATTAACGCCTAACTCATTCAGCTTTCTAACGATTGCCTTTGCATTAAAAAGAGTTGGTGTTCTCACACGAGCTTCATAATTGCCAATTCTTGACTGTTTCCAGCCCATCTCTTTTGCGAATTTAGCTTGAGACAAGCCTGTCTCCTTTCTGTATTTTTGTAAGTTATTCATACGATTTCCTTAACACATCAAACACAAATTTCGTGTTTATTATAAACACACTAAAACACAATTAGCAACTTGTTTTAACACTTATATAAACACGCTATGTGTTATATAATTCAAAAGAGGTGTTTTTATGAGCAAAATTATCGACAGAATTAAGTCAAAGAGACTCGAATTAAGACTTAGCCAAGCAAAACTAGGTGAACGTATAGGGTGGAACCAATCTAGAATTGGTAATTACGAGGCAGGCACTCGTGAGATGGATGATTACATTCTAGGAAAAATAGCTGAGGGACTTGGCGTAACTCTTGATTGGCTGAAATATGGTGATCAAGGAAAAGTAGAATCCAACGTAAAAGATATTGGCTCATTTGATTTATGGGATCGCAATACCCCACTACATGACGAAGATATCGAAGTACCATTTTTACAAGATATTAGGCTTGCTGCTGGTAATGGATTTGCAGATGACATCATGGACTATAACAATTTTAAATTGCGCTTTTCTAAAGCAACATTGCGTAGACAAGGTGTGCAATATGAAAATGCAGTCTGTGTTGTGGCAGAAGGTGACTCAATGGAACCTGCAATCCCAGATGGAGCAACTGTTGGTGTAGATATGGGGAATAAAGTTATTCGTGATAACAATATCTATGCAATCAATCATGGCGGATTATTGCGCATTAAAATTTTAAACAAAATGCCAAATGAGCAAGTATTGATCAGAAGTTTTAACTCAACATCATACCCAGATGAAATAGTAAACCTAGATGAAATTGTAGTGATTGGGAAAGTATTTTGGTATTCGGTTTTGTTGTAGGTCTTCTGGTGGTCTGTGCTTTGTGATTAATAGATGGTACTTGTAGCCAGCAATTGAATGTTATTGGATAGTGGAATGGATAAAGTAGAACTTATTAGAGACAGAATGAACATGGGGATCACTCGTCCTTTTATTTGTTTAACAGAACAAGGGCAATGGTTTGTTACAAAAACAACTGCCATGATGCCACTATCACAATTATTGGCAGAAGTGATTGGCTCAATACTTGCTGCTGAAATGGGATTACCTTGCCCAAAGTGTGACTTTATCAATATTCCGTCAAATGCAGTCTTATTTGCATCCCCTGATTGGAAAGCTGATTTACCAACTGGTACTGCCTTTGCTTCTACTTATATAAAGTGTTCAAAAGTGGCAAAAACAGCACAAGCTAAAAATCCAGAATACTTGCCAGAGCAAATGCAGAAATTGCTTTACATGTTTGATCATTGGATTTTAAATTCTGATAGAACGGCTTCACAAGTCGGAACAGGAAACATCAATTTACTTTTTGATGAACAGCAACAAAAAATTCTTGTGATAGATCATAATCTCGCCTTTGATGAACAGGCTGATTTTGCAGAACATATATTTGCACCAAAGAATAGAGATTGGCAACTAGATTGGATAGATAAACAAAATTTTACTGATAAGGCTATTGACATACTCAAAAATTTTGATCATATTTACCAATCCATCCCTGATGATTGGTTCTCAACAGATGATAAATTTCTTGAGATGGAAAACGAAATCGATAGAATAAAAATGCTTTTAAACCAAATTACTCAACCAAACTACTGGGACAACATAGAATGAAACAACCTATTTTATACAGCTTTGTGCGGTTTCGCCCGTACTTTGAAACAGGCGAATTCGTCAATGTTGGCTTATTGATGTGCGAACCGGAAAAAAGAAAATTAACTTATCGTCTTGTTGCAAAAAACAGCAAACGTGTTAATGATTTTTTCTATAAAAGCAAAATATTTGAAACAATCCGTGAAACAATCAACGAAGAGTTAGAGTACATTGTTAACCAATCTTTTAATGGTAGCACACAAGAAATGGCAACCTTTTTCCATCATTATGTAGATGTAAAAGAAGGTATTATTCAGTATAGTAACGCAGCAGTTGGAATGGTAGAAAACCCACAGGATTACTTTGACAATTTATATGATCAGTTTATTCAAAACGCTGGAGTGAAAACAGAAAATCAAGAAAATGAAATGATTAAATACTATCGAATCATTTTTAAAGAGCATCAAAATAAAATTCTTTCTAATTATAAACAACATCTGGTACAAGGGAAAATGGCAAAATTCGCTCTCCCTCTTGCATTAAAAAGCACAAACAGCGAACGCATTCTTAAAGGCATTAAACCATTAGCATTTGATCAGGTTGAAACATCCAGTATGATAGAGCATTGCGATGCTTGGGTGGCTAAAATCAACCGTGCCGCAGAAGAGGGGTTGCTTGCTAAACAAGACATTTTGTTTATGCTTGACACGGCAGATACAAAATCTAAAGCTAATATTCTCACTACGATCAAAAAGACATTTGATAGATTTAACATTCAGCATACAGGCTGGCAAGATGAAAAAAATATTCTTCACTTTGCTACTAATATTAAAACATTTTAATTCATTAAAACCGCCACATTGGCGGTTTTTCTTTACCCTAAATTCATTAGCTAATCAAATTGCCCAATTTTTGATTCACTAACCCTTTTGTGCTTTGTTTTTGAAGCACTACCCCCCCCTCTTTTTCTGTGACATACCTCACAAATTCAGCAATTAATCAAAAAATTTAAAAAATATTTTTCTTTTAGAATCACGCGCTTAACACAAATAAACACAATTTATTTAAAATAAATGTGTTTAATGTGTTTACAAATAAACACAAATAGTGTTTAATAAACACATCAAAACGAGATACACATCTCACTGCTCTTTAAAAATCTATATATCACAAGTTAATCAAATATAGCCTTATTGATTAAGTAGTCTGTGATTGCGACACAATTTGGTTAAGTGGATTAAGGTTACTTGATTAAGACCTCCACGCTTGGCGAAGTAAATCAAGACTTATTTAAAAGCGCATTCAAACAAGTAAGTGTGCTTTCAAATGAGAGAGAAAGGAGCAAACGATATGAAAGTATCAAAAATGCTAAAACAAGCAAAACGTCTTGGTGAAAGACAAAAACAGTTATGTAATAAAAAGCAGTCTAATCGCGTTAATGCGGCTTTGATTGATGTTCCAGTTAAAGCTAAGAAATTAAGCGATATTGCTAATTACAACTGCAATAAAGGCAAATCTGGCGTTAATACAGTAAGAGCTGTACAGAAACGTAGATTAGGTTGTAGAGAATTGATTTAATCACTCCCCTTGTAGCTTGGGCAAGGTAAAACAAACCAAGTAACTATCAATAAAGCGCATTTACAGAGAAATCTCAGGAAGTACAACTGAGACGAATGTTAGACAAGTGCGCTTTATTGAAAGAATAATGACTTCACTTTTGATCAATCATTCATTTCTTTTGAATCAATCATCATTTTGTGAAGTCGCCAAATTAGTGCTAGCGTTCAAAAACCTATCTGTCTCCTTAATTAATTTTACCGAACGTTAGCACTAACCTTTTCCTAAAACGTAAATATTTGCCCTCTTTTGAGGGCTTTTTTTACTCAAGAGGAAAAGAAAAAGATATAAAAAAGATATAAAAAAGATATAAAAAAGATATAAAAAAGATATAAAAAAGATTGCATGTTTTTATGGGGTAAAGTATCCTTTGAGTTGCGAATGTTTAAGATTAATTACGGTTAATAACCGTGATTGTTTTGTTCTTTATAACAATTTAGACGGATAAACAGCTTGCCAAATGAACTTGACCAGGCTTTTTTAGTCTAAGTAAATGCATAGGGATAAAACTAGCTTTTATCACAGTAAGTATTAAATAACTCTCAAGGATTTATATTATGGTCGCTTTACTTAAACGCTTAACAAACTTATATGTTGTAGCTGCGGTTATGCAAAGCCCAGCACAATATCCATCAACGCGCAATGGTTTTAAAACTGATCGCCAAAAATTAAAAGGCGATGTCAAAACCGTTACATTACATTTTAATCGTAACATTCACAAATATGGCAACCAAAAATACACAGGTTAAGGCAAAGAATGCCACTGGTAATGAGATCCATTTATCACATAGTCAAACAGACAGTCCTATTTTAGATGTTAACTCTCTTGAGCGACTACATCAATTTCGCCCTGATGTAGTCGATTTTGTAATTGAGCAAACCACCAAAGAAGCTGAAAATCGCCGTAAAAGAGAAGTGAAAATTGATTGGTTTACTTTTATTGAGAGAATGGGTGCATTATTCCTTGCAGTAGTGATAGCAATCGGTGGTATCGTAGGTTCAATGTATGCTGCAATGAATGGCTATGAAAAACTTTCTTGGATTATTGCCTCTACTTGTATTGGCTCATTAGCTATTGCCTTTTTAAGACGTCATAGATAATTGAAAGCCACTACACTTCCGGATTAAAATAACTTCACTACAAGCCGTTTAATAACGGCTTTTTTTATGATAAATTGGCGGCTTAATTTTTTGTGCAAAAGGAAATTAAAATGGCTGAGAACATTATTGTCGTACAAGACACAGAGATTAGAATTACAAATCGAAATGGTGAAGATTACATTAGTCTTACCGATATGTGTAAAGCATTTGGCGATGGTGATCAGCTAATCAAAAACTGGCTACAAAACAAAAATACGATTGAATTTCTCCAAGTATGGGAAGAGCTGAATAACCCTGATTTTAATTTGGTGGAATTACACCAAATTAAAAATAACATTGGCTTAAATCGTTTTGTAATGTCAGTAAAAAAGTGGTCTGCTACGAATGCTATTGGCTTAATTGCTAAAACTGGACGCTACGGTAGTGGTACATACGCACATAGAGACATAGCCCTTGAATTTGGTTCTTGGCTAAGCCCAGAGTTCAAACTCTACCTCATCAAAGAGTTCCAACGCTTAAAACAGAAAGAAGCTGAAGATAATAGACTAGAATGGAATGTCAAACGCATTCTAAGCAAAGCGAACTACCGCATTCATACCGATGCCATTAAAGACCATTTAATCCCAAGATTGCTTAATACAAAACAACACCAATTTGTTTATTCAAGTGAAGCTGACATATTAAATCAAGCCTTATTTGGGCAAACTGCGAAACAATGGCGTGATGAAAATCCTGACTTAAAAGGCAATATGCGAGATTATGCAACAGTAGAACAATTAACGGTTCTTGCTGGACTGGAAAGCCAAAATGCCTTATTAATCCAGCAAGGCATATCTCAAGAAGAACGCCTTGCCATACTTAATCGCCTTGCTATTCAGCAAATGAATTCATTATTGCAAACAAAAGCAATAGGACAACTCAAAGAAAAACCATTACTTGAAGAATAACCCTAAAGCCTGTTTACAACACAGGCTTTTTTATTGACAACCCCTACCCTTTTATTTTACTATCTGCCTCAAGGTGTCGAAACCTTTAATGTACAAGGCGGATAGTGTAACTGGTCGCCAAGAGCGACTTTTTTTATATCCGTAATCCTGACTATGTCGGGAGGGCGACGAATACAATACCTTCGGGAAATAAGTCCAGCCCTTACCTTGTACGGGGTTTTCGAACCTCCCGACGCCATTGTCGAAAATGGCTTGTGTAAAAACAAATAGTACGAGGATTAGATTATGTCAACTCAACTCTCAACATTCCTTTTTGAAACTCATATCATCCGCACTTTATCTATTAACAACGGACCTTGGTTTGTTGTAGCTGATCTTTGCAAGGCACTTGAGCTATCAAGCCCAACTAAGGCGATTTTGAATTTAGATGAAGATGAAGTAGCCCTGAATTCAATTCAGGGCATAAGTAAAGGTAATGATAAAGTAAATTTAGTTTCAGAAAGTGGAATGTACACCTTAATTTTACGCTGCCGTGATGCAGTGAAAAAAGGATCTGTTCCACACCGCTTTAGAAAATGGGTGACAGCAGAAGTCCTACCCCAAATCAGAAAAACGGGTAAATATGAAGTCCAGTCACAACAACTTGCTTTGCCTGAACCTGATTTAAACCTCACAGCCATTCAAAACAGCGAAGAAACACTTGCTTTAATTATCCAGTTGTATAGCTACTGTTTCCAAGCACACGAAATGCAAGAAAAGTTGCAGAATACAAGTATTGCCAAGTTAATGGAAAACCAAATTGGCGGGCAGTATCTCTACAACTTCAAACATCCTTTAGAACAGGTTATGGCGAAAGCGAAGAAATACGTTCACGCTAACACCGAACGCTTAGCACTCGTTAAAGCCGTAAACAACCTACTCAATTAAAACTCACTGAAAACCGACCGCACTTTATCGTGTGGCGGTTTTCTGCACCCAAAATTCAGCATTATCCAAGTAATTTATTCTTTTCAATCCATTGTTTAATTACAGGAAAGAAATACAAGCAACAACGAACGAAAAGAATAATTGAACAAATTTTCGCAATATAGCCCAATTGTGCAGCAGTGAGTGTTATGCCAAAGAAAATAAAGAGTTGTTGTTCACCCAAAATTAAAAAATTAAGGGAAATTACCACCGCAATAAGCACATAGTTAATGATTGCAGAACAATATTTCATATATTCACCAATGAGGATTAAGACAATGAAAAAACAAATTAAATCTATATTAGTTACTTTTAAAAAGAAAGAGCCAATCATTATTTTAACCTTTCTGTTGATTGCACTTTTTACATTGTTTTGTTAAGCCAGTAAAAGGAAACGATTATGAAACACATCAATATATGGGATCTAACGGGCGCATTCATTCTTGCGCTTATTCTTGGTATTGGTTGTCATCCAGTATCAGCAAACGAACAAGAAACAGATTATTACAATCACTATCTAAGCGAACAGATTAGCAAAGAACGACTTGCAAAAATGGAACGTGAAGCGAAAGCTGAATGGGCGCAGGAATACGGTGATATCCCCCCAAACTTAGCGAGCGAACAACTGATTTATCTCAAGGTTTACGCACTTAAAGAACAGGAGCGAAGAAATGGCACGCGTCAGAAAGAAAGGCGATAAAACGCTCTCCTACTCTATCGAACCCCATCCAAAAGAACTGGGGTTTGTTGTTATTGAGCGTATTGGCAAAAACCAAGAAAACAAAACAGGCTGGCAGCGCAATTTTGCTAGTGAGTGTTTATGTAAAACAGCAATAAAACAACGGCAGAAAAGCAGAGAGGAGTTTTTAAACGCCTCATGTAAGCCAGCAAGACAATTTTACATTTGACGGATTGAGCAGATGAAAAACAGACGATTTTTGCCCGCTTGGCAGTGCGATAGTGCTGATGACTATTACGCACAGTTTGAGCAGAAAGAAGAGCAAGATGTAGATCCTGATGATTTAGATAATGGTCAGTTCGTTGAGCAAGATATCAGATACCACAACGGCGACAGGGGTTAATTATGACCGAGAAAGTTAATAGAAAGAAAATAGATCGCATTTATGCAATGAAAAGAAAGAAAAAATTGAGACAGCTTAAAAAAGTGGATTTTTAACGGTGAAATTGACACAAGTTCAATTTATCAAATCTTACAAAAATACGACACAGCATTCCCATTCTAAGAGGTTGAATTATGAAGATTTATATTGATATTGAAACTATCCCAACACAAAACAAAGATTTCCGAGAATATGTATGCGATAGCTTAAAACCACCTGCCAACTATAAAAATCAAGAAACGATTGATAAGTGGCTAGCTGAAAATAAAGACGAAGCGGTAAATAAAACATCATTAGATGGTGCTTTTGGTGAGATTGTTGTGATTGGTGTTGCGATTGACGAACAAGAGCCAGTGCTTTTCTATCGCAAGGATTGGCAAGCAAAACATCGAGAAATTGACATCTTGCAACGCTTTAATGACTACTTACGAGAGCATGCAAACAAGTCTATGACAGCTCCTATTTTCATTGGTCATAACATTGTTAATTTTGATTACCGCTTTATCTTCCAACGTTCAGTGATTAATGGCGTGAAGCCTTATTACACGCAAAACAAATTAAACACTTTTGACACAATGACAGAATGGGCAGGATATAAAGGCACTGTATCACTAGATAAGTTATGCAAAGTGCTTGGTGTTGAGCAAAAAAGTGATATTGACGGATCGAAAGTTTGGGACTTTGTACAAGCAGGCAAGATTAATGAAGTTGCAGAATATTGCGCAAAAGATGTTGAGCGCGTGCGACAAGTATATAAACGAATGACATTTCAAGATTGAACCATAAGCTGCTAATCAAGCAGCTTATTATTGGAGAATAAAATGAGCATTTATCACAAGTTAGCGCAAGCTAGAGTTAAATTGCAAGATAAAGGTTTGGAAAAAACAGGTAAGAACAGTTTTATAAAAGTAAAAGTTTATAAAACAGGAAAAGATGGCAAAACGTTCACTTCTGATGAACCAATGCCCTATTTTGAATTAGGCGATTTTTTGCCAGAAGTTAACAAAATTTTTGAAGAATTAAAAATGTGTAGTGTAGTTAGTTTCACAGATAAATTGGCAACGCTCACTATTTTTGATTCAGAAAGTGATGGGAAAATTGAATTTACTTCGCCAATGCCGACTGTTCCCACTTTAACAAAAGATGGTTCACATATAGCGTCAAACAATCTAATGCAATCAATAGGGGCATTACAAACATATCAAAGACGTTATTTATATATGACCGCCTTAGAGATTGTGGAATGTGATGCAATAGATTCTCAAGATTTCAAGAAGACTGAAGATACCCCAAAGCAAAAATCGCAAGGCAACTCAAAGCCACCAATCCAGCAGAATACGAGTTCTGGTCAAACTAAAAAGCCTTTTGATGAAATGGTTAAGGAGAGATTAAACCAATGCAACTCAAAAGAAGAATTGACTAGTCTTTACGATCCGTTAGTCAAATGGGTTGGAGAAAAACATCCAGACAAGGTAGATGAATTTAACATCATCTACAACGACAAAGTATTGAGTTTTATGTAAGGGGTAAATTATGGCTGGAGTAAATAAAGTAATTATTGTTGGCAACTTAGGGCAAAACCCCGATTACAAAGTAATGACAAATGGCGATCCCGTGACCAACATCAGCGTGGCTACAAGTGAAGTGTGGGCTGATAAAGCAAGCGGTGAAAAGCGCGAAGTTGTCGAGTGGCACCGTATTACGATATATCGCAGACAAGCGGACATTGCCGCACAATTTTTGAAAAAAGGTTCTAAAGTCTATGTTGAAGGTCGTTTAAAAACTCGTAAATGGCAAGATCAAAGCGGACAAGAACGATACATCACAGAAATTCTCGCTGATAAGATCGTCTTACTTGATAGCAAGCAGAGTGCGAGTGCTGGCAATGGCAGTCCACCACCAGCACAACAGCAACATGATCCGTATGGTGACGCATTTAATTGTGACAATATTCCATTCTGAATTAAATAATAATAGCCACAAAAGTGGCTTTTCTTTTATCTAAAAACTGGAGAAATCAAAAATGAGTAAACAAACCCAATTCTCGACAACGTTATCACAATTGAATCGTGGTGAACTAAACGACGAACTAACAGAAGTTCTTGCTAATGTTATCAAAGCGGTGCGCGATACACGTAAACAAGGTTCTGTAACACTTAACTTGAAAATCTCAATGTTAAATACTCGCACAGAAAATCAAATCAAAATCACACCAATGGTTTCTAGCAAAATTCCAGAGCTTGATCGTGAAGAAAGTATTGTGTTCTCGACTGCTGACGGTGACGTTTTGTTTGATGACCCAAATCAAATCAAATCAAAATGGATTTGAAAACAGTAGGAGAAAAACCAGCCGGTCAATTGAAAGTGCTTAAAACAGCTTAATTAAATAACCGATTTTAACCAACCGCCCAGCTTAAAAACTGGGCTTTTTTAACTCTAGAGGAAACTTAAAAATGGAAAAAGCAGTAAATGAAATTGCAAAAATTCTAGCAAACGGCAAAGCAGTAAATTCACACATTCCGTCGATTATTCTTGAAGAAAATTTCGATGTTAAATCGTTAGAAAGCTTACAAGAAAATCCTAGCAGAATCCGAACTAAAGTTTCAGTAAGTTCTGAAAAGTCGTTCATTGAATATGTGAATAAATTCAAAATTGACGGCACTTCAATTTTCTACGATCTGGAAAAATTGGAAGCAAAAGCGGTTTTTGACTATCACAGTTCGCCGAACGATCCGAAATGGGGCGATCACGTTGCGAATTATCAGTTTAAAAAATCTAAAGACTGGCAGTCTTGGGAAGATAACAACAAAGAAGCCATGGGGCAAATTGAGTTCGGTGCATTCCTTGAACGCAACATCCACACAATTGCGGCAGATGGGAACATAGTGAGCGGCGCGGAATTATTATCGATGGTTCTTGCATTTGAAGAAACTCGCAAGTCAGAGTTCAAATCAGTTCACCGCTTAAACGATGGCACTTTATCTTTCACATATACAGATGAAAATAGTGGTGGAAAAACACGCTTGCCGGAAGAAATCGTTCTCGGGATTCAACCGTTCCATAACGGCGATTATTATCAAGTTAAAGCAAAAATCCGCTATCGAATCCGCGATGCGCGATTGTCGCTCTGGTATGAATTGATCAACCCTGAAAAAGTCATTGAAGATGCTTTTAATACAAGTATTGAAAATCTTCAAAAGAACATTGAGAAAGTAGATTTCTTTGAAGCATCTCTTTCTTAATAACCTTATATGCCCGCTATTTGCGGGCTTTTTTTAAAGGAAATAATAATAAATGGCGTGGATTCACACTTACTCGGGAAAGTATATTGACTATAAGAATCCCGATTTTAACGAAATTAATATTACAGACATTGCGCATCATCTCAGCTTAGAAAATCGCTTTATGGGTCAAGCGAGCGAAGCGTATAGCGTAGCAAGCCATTCTCTTTTTTGTGCTGAGATCGCTCAGTATCTTGATTATTCACCGTATATGCAGTTACGCGTGCTAATGCATGATTTTCATGAAGCGTATGTAAAAGATATTCCGACACCGCTCAAGAAAGTGTGTCCTGATTTTTGCGCGCTAGAAGCAAAATTCGAGAAACTTGTAGAACTTCGCTATATGTTGCCAGCACTTACAGAACAAGAGATTCAGCAGATTAAATACGTTGATCTTATCGCGCTGCTAATGGAAAAAAACGCGCTTCTTTCAGACAAGAGCACGTGGCCACAACTTAAAAACATCGAGCCGATCGAATGCTTGAAAGTGCCGCAATTCTCACCGAAAACTGCCGAAGAATTATTAAAAATCAAATTCGGTGAATTATGGGATAAAGCGTTCAAAGCACAGCCGTTACACAACATTCTGCTATTTGTAGGAGTATCACAATGAAACTTGGATTCAATCCTTTCTCTTTGAGAAAACGAGTTAAGCACTGGTGCGATGTCGCTAGTAAACAAACAATTCAAATTGAGCAAGCAAAGATAGAATCAAAAAATCAAAAGCTTGAAATTGAGCAACTAAAAGATCGCTTGAAATGCTTAGAAGCAGAATATGAAAGTCTTTTAGCAGATAAAAAAAGATTGGACTTTATTGAAAAAAACTGGTGTGAAGTAATAGATGGAATCCCAGAGATTAAGATAACAACACATATTATTGTTGGAGAAACCCAATTAAGACCTGCGTTAGATCAAGTCATCAATGGCTATGAGAAGCTTAATTTTCATTGGGAATATAGCAACTGGATAGTGTAGATGAACAATTACCAGAAGTTGAGACACCAGTCATTGCTTTTTGTGAAGGTGAATATGGCGAGCATTACGCAATTGCATCAAGAGAAATTGCTGATGGTGAATATTTTTGGGTAGCTATAAATCAGAATGGTCCAATTTATGATCTAGCTATTAACGTTACACACTGGCAACCGATTCCTCGCCCATTAATAAAAGAATAAGGAATTTAACTATGATAGAAACAGAAAAAAAATTTTTCTCAGTAGATGTATCTAATGACATACATATCGTTAACTTACACGAAACATTAGATCAAGCTAAGCAAAGTTGTTTAGATGGTGCAGTAGAAGCTCATGAGTTCGCAGATGATATGTGTGATCATGAGGATTTTGCGTTGAATGATTTACCTTATGCCGTGTACGGTGTCGTCCTTGGCAAGGCTGACTGCAAGGAAAAGCAGTTGAGCGAAGAGGAAAAAGAAGATTACGGCTCTGATTTGGTGCTTGAAAAGCCAGAAATTGTGGAATTTTTGCAAGATGATGGCTGGATTAGTGTAAAAGATAGATTGCCCAGTGAGAGAGAGGACATTCTGATTTATACAGATAGAGGGGAAATAAAAATCGCGTGGCGAGATGATGTTTTCTTTATGTCTCTTCGTGATTACCATCTATCTTCAGTAACTCATTGGCAACCACTTCCACCAATACCGAAAACAGAATAACCGCAACAATGTTTATTTGACAAACCACTCTCTTTCGGATTAAGATAACCGCACTACTTTACTAGACGGTTATCCGCCCGTCCAAATGCGGTTTTTTTATGCCTAAAATTTAGGTGTAATTCGATATGTTATGATCGGGTCTAGAGTGCCTAATACAATACCTTCGGGGAATAAGCACCGCCGACTAGTACGGTAGTTGAAGCCCGATCACCTACTAAGTGATCGAATTACTAACTAAATACTAGGAATAAAAAATGTCTAAATTAACTTTTCAAAACACTGCTTTAGTAGCGATCCAACGTAATAACCAAACTTACATTTCAGCAAGTGACTTAGCCAAGGCATTACAATATGCCGACGTAAGAGCAATTTCAAAAATCTACAACCGTAATGAAGATGAATTTGCCCCAGATATGACCTTGGTGGTCAAATTGACCACTAAGGGTTTTGGTAATGGCAATTCAGAAAAAGAAGTACGAATATTTTCTTTACGTGGTTGTCATTTAATCGCAATGTTTGCTAGAACTCCTATTGCTAAAGAGTTCAGAAAATGGGTACTGGATATTCTTGATAGAGAAACAAACAAACCACAACAACTTGCTTTGCCTGAACCAAAACCACGTGGAATTTTACTCGATGAAGAAGCATTTTATGTTGTCGCAAAAGCAATAGCTAAATTAAATGAATCTACATTTGAGTGGGAAAAAATGATGGATTTGTTTTCAGAACTTGAAAGCCACAGAAACTATAAGACAGCATTTAATCTCGGTGTTGCTAGTTATAATCTTGCACAAAGTTCAGAGAAAATCATCATGAAAAATCTAGTGCAGATGAGAAATAAAGTATGGAAAAAAGAGATTGAAGACTTTATTTTTTCTAACCCACATCTACAAAATCATACAGAAAATAAACTAGTTCACTACTTACGTTAAAACTCCCAGAAACCGACCGCACTTTTGTGCGGTTTTTTGTTATCTAAAAGAAAGGATTAAAAAATGAAAGAATTTGATTTAGAAAAAGCATTAAATACAAAAGATTAGACAAGAAACAACTAATGATAGTTGAAGTTCCAGACATAGTAAGACCGCGGTAGCGGTTTTTTTTATTTTAGAGATCTAAAAATGGAAGAAACACTCACGATACAAGAAACAGCAGATTTATTGAAGATGAGTTATAACACAGTTTACGCACGCAAGCTTGATTGGGGATTTTTTAAAATGGATGGAGTGCGTGGCTGGCGTATATATAAAAGAGATCTTGATCGCAATAGACAAAAAGAAAATAATAGTAGCCGTCTGTGTGCTCAGATCGGCAAGGAGAAACAGCAATGTCGATCAGAAAAGCAAAAAACGGCGTCTGGCAAATCGATTTCACAACGCCGAGCGGCGAGCGAATTCGATGTTCTAGTCGCACGACTGAAAAGAAACAAGCACAAGAACTTCACGATAAAATGAAGTTTGAGGGCTGGGCAGTCGATAAACTAAATAAAAAGCCCGAGCGCACAGTAGAACAAGCGCTAATTCGTTTTCTTGAAGATGCCGAGTATCAGAAAGACTTGAAAACAAAAATCAGGCACGCTGAATACTGGCGAAATGCGATTGGGTACAAGTCTCTCAGCTCTTTAACAAGTGATGATATATACAACAATTTACCAGTTTATGTTCTAAGAACCGGTAAAAGAGTTTCCTCTTCTACACAAAATAGATACCGCACTTCCATCATGCGCGCGCTCAACTTAGCAAAACAAGCTGGTTGGGTCGATTCAATTCCCTACATTGAGAAAAATACAGAGCCTAAAAAGCGGGTTCGTTGGATAACTAAAGATGAAGCCAGAAGATTACTTAATTGTATAAGTCTTGAGTGGTTGCGTGAAGTTTGTATTTTTGCGCTACTAACTGGAGCGCGAATGACAGAAATTTTATCAATGACGTGGGATAAGATAGATTATTCTAGAAGAATTGCGATTGTTACAAGCGATATAGCAAAATCAGGACGAGCTAGAGCGCTACCGCTGTGTGATGATGCGATAAAGCAGCTTCACAGGCTTGAATCAAGCCACGTATCACAATTCATATTTCATCGAGGGAAAGGAAAGCGAATCAAAGTAATAGATAGGCACGCTTTTTACAGAGCGTTGAAGAAAGCCGGAATCAAAGATTTTCGTTTTCACGACTTGCGCCACACATGGGCGAGCTGGCATGTTCAGAATGGAACACCATTGCTTGTTTTGAAAGAATTAGGTGGATGGGAAACAATCGAAATGGTTCAGAAATATGCGCATTTAAATGCAGGACATTTATTGAATTACGCAAATCACGTCAAATTTACGTCAAATTCTACATTTGGAATAGCAAATTTAGACGCTGACAACGATAGCATAGGAGGTTTTATAGAAAATAAAAAGGCTGTAAGTTAATGATTTTAAAGGGAAATAACTTACAACCTAATATGATAAATAATGGCAGGGGCGGAGAGGCTCGAACTCCCAACACCCGGTTTTGGAGACCGGTGCTCTACCAATTGAACTACGCCCCTAGAAAGAAAGCGAAACCTAATTCGCTTAAATAAGTGGCGGAACGGACGGGACTCGAACCCGCGACCCCCTGCGTGACAGGCAGGTATTCTAACCAGCTGAACTACCGCTCCGCGAAATTTGAT